GGAAGGGTGACGCCCTCCACACCGAAGCCGGTGTAGGACTGGCCGATCAGCAGCTGCCCGAACGTCGCGCCCGACAGGTGCGAGCGGGTTGCCGCGGCGACCGGGATGGAAGTGGCTGTCGCCGCACCGTTAACCGTGAGCACCTCGGAGAGCTGCCCGGTGTCGTACAGCAGCTGCATCCCGCTGGTGAAGGATGCGCCGCCGGACACCACCGTGATCGCCGTGCCGCCGGACGTCAGCGCGGCGGACGAGGTGCCGGTGGGAGCCTGCGTGGCCAGCGTCCACTGCCACTCGCAGCCAGAGCAGCGGTAATTGGTCCCGCCGTCGATGGAGGGGAAACTGCGCAGAGCCCGGCACCTCGGGCAGCTCAAACGGATCGCCTGCGGCACGGCGACAGCCACGTCTCACCCGCCTTTCGTCTGGGCCCGGCGGGCCCGTGGCGGGATGTCCTCCGCGTCCTGCGGGGGCTCGTTCTCGCTGTCCAGCTGCGGCTCGTTGGCCTCGGGAATGAGCACCTGGACCGACGAGGAGCCCGCCGGATCGGGACGCGCGCCCTGCGGCGGCCCAGGTACGCCGATGCGGCGGCCGGTCCGCGTGTTGACCGCGACCCCGGACAGCTCGCGCGGAAGCAGCCGGGGCAGCTCCTCACCGGAGGCCTTGGCCGGGCGGATGACCTCGGGGTTGCGGCGCGGCTTGAGGAACAGCGCGGCCACGTCGTCGTCCAGCTCGACCGTCTCCCCGGCCCAGACCAGGTCGGTCTCCCGGCCGGGGTCGCCCTTCCGGGGCACCGACAGGTTGATGATTGCCTGGTAGAGCATCACACCCCCGACAGCAGGGCGATCGACAGCGGCTGGTCCAGGCCGATCGCTGCCGCCCGCTGGGTGTCGGACCGCCAGGTCTTGCGCGGCTCGTCGCGGTACAGCGGGCCGGCGACGAACGGCAGCTCGTCGGCGTAGAAGCCGCACCGGTTGCGCTGCATCACGATCGCGTTGCCCGCGGGCACCTGGCGGGAGACCATCACGTCGAGCGTGAGGATCTTCTGCGGCAGGGTGCCGGTGTAGAGCAGGTTCTCGGACGCGATGTCACCGACGTACGGCGCGGCGAACGTGTTGCTCTGCAGCAGCGTGTTCTTGGTGCCGTGGTTGATGATCAAGGTGTCGGCCTCGAACCCGAGCCACTGGGTCACGCCAGACGGGCTGACGATGTTGGCGTTCTCGACCAGGTAGCAGGCCTGCGCGAGGTCGGCCCGGATCGTGGCCGCCGCGCTGGCCCAGGTGTTGGCGACGGCCAGGGTCTGGATCGAGGCGTTGGCCACCACGGCGCTGTAGAAGGCCGTGTTCCAGCTGTAGACCATCGTGTTCTTGACCTGGAGCAGCTGCCGCGTGACCGGGTCCACGCTCTGGCGGCGGCGCATCTCGTCGGAGACCATGATCGCCATCGCGCGCTCGTGGCTGAACACCACGCGCGGGATGCCGATGCTGGTCGGGACGATCGGCACCTCGCCGAACTCGGCCCGGATCTCGGGGTAGTCGTCCGCATACAGCGGCGTGGACTCGGCGTAGCGGACCGCACCCGACGGGGCGGCCCCGCCGTTGCGCAGCACCGAGTCCATGACGAACTCGTTCTGGGTCAGGTCGAGGATGAGCGCCGGGATCGTGAGCGGGTCTTTCAGCAGCTCGTTGACGGTGATCCGCGGGCCATCTGAGTAGCCGCGTGCTGCAGTTGGCATCGTTCAGCTCCTCTCAGACGATCCGGGCCCGGCCCAGGAAGAAGGACGACGCCCCGGTGCCGCCGATCTGCTGGGTGAGCATGCCGGCGGCCACGCCGCCGGGGTGGGTGCAGATGCCCACCACCTGGTCCGCGGCCGGCCCGGCAGCGGCCGGGCCAACCGTGCCGTTGGCGGCGGCGAGGAGCTTGATGCCGGGGGTGCAGGCGGCTGAGTACCAGCACCAGATGTCCACCCCGCCGTAGTAGACCGAGGTGAAGTCATCGAGCACGCTGATGTCGATCAGCGGCTGGCCGTAGGTGTTGGGTGCGCCGGCCTGGGCGGTGAGGACGTTGGCGTCCTTGCCCGCTACCCCCAGGCAATGCACCGAGGCAGCGGTGCAGGGCTTGACCGTCAGGTCGGTGGTGCCCGCGGTCTGGGTCGTGTGCTCGACCAGCTGGCCCCCGAAGATCAGCGCGCTGACCTGGTAGTTCGCTGGCCCCATCTTGTAGTGCGGGACAACCGCCGTCATCGGGCTTGCCTCCTAGTCGCTGTTGGACACGCCGACGGCGAGCCCGAGCTGGTCGCGGAACGCGGTGGCGCGCAGGTTGCCCGCCCCGATCGCTGTGATCTCGGTGGCGGACAGCTCGACCACCATGCCGGGGAGCAGCACGCGGGCGGGGTGCGCGTAGTCGGTGGCCGGAATCGTCACGGCCTTGGTGAGGATCTGGCGGCTCATGACCTGATCCCGAACAGCTGGGACTTAGCGCGCCTGATGACGTCGTCGCGCTCGGTGTCGGCCTCGGTGTCGGCGGGCTCGTCCATCGGGCTGCCCAGCTCAGTGCCGAGGCCGAGCTGCTGGCCGAGCTTCTGGTACTCGGCCAGGACCGTGCGCATGATCTGCCCGGCGTCCACGCTCTTGCCACCCGCCAGGTCCACCACGTGGCCCGCGCCCTCCAGCAGCGGCTGGGCGAGGTCGGCGATGTAGGGCGGGGTGCCCGCGGCGACCAGCTTGCCGCGTTCGTTGGCCCACCGCTGGCCGTCCAGCTCGCCCTGGATGACGGCGAGCTGGCGCGCGTTCTCGTCACCTTGCGCACGCGCCAGCTCCAGCGCCATCGTGTTCTCGTTGGCCGCTGCAACAGGCTCAGCCTCGGGCTGGGCCCCGGCCTCTGCCGCCTCCTCGGCCTCAAGCTCTGCCGCCCAGGCCTCCAGCTCCTCGTCGGACATCGCGTCGATCTGGGCTGCGATCTCGTCCAGCTCGGCGTCATCCCCGGACGAATCCGCGGCGTCACCGGCCGCGGGCGTCCCGACGTTGGCGGCGAGCGCGGCCAGCCGCTCGGGGTCGATGTCCAGGAGCGCCGCCAGCCTGGCCTGCTGCTCCTCGTTCAGCTCGGGCATGTCGCCGGGCTCCTCTCGGGTGAATGCCTCGCCGGACAGGTCGAAGGTGACCTCGGCGTCGTTGGCGGCCTCGACGGCCTGCCAGCCGCCCATGCCGGGAATGCGGGGGTCGAGCGTGCCCAGCACGTGCTGGACGGCGCGGGGGAAGAACTTGCCGTCGGAGCGGTCGTAGCCCTCCACGATCCGGGCGCTCACCCCGAGGCGGGGGTTGTCTTTCAGCACCTGGCCGCCGCGCTCGCTGGCGTCCAGCTCGATCCACAGCCCGTCGGGCTGCAAGATCATGTCGGTGATCTGGCCGCGGGTCCGCTCGGGGTCGTTGGTGTGGGTGTTCTTGGCGTCGGCGAGCTGGAACGGCACCTGGTCGTAGGCCTGCTTGCGGAAGGCGTCCACGAGCCCCGCCAGGTAGTCGCGGGTGAACTTGAGGACCCGGCCCTTGTAGTTGATCTCGCCGACCGGCAGCAGCTTCTTGCGCCACCTGCCGCCGTTGCTCAGCGCCGCCTCGCTGGCGACGTAGGGGGTCAGGACCGCGAGGCTCACTTGGACCGCCTCGCGGCCAGGTTCTCGGCCCGCCGGGCGAAGTTGTGGGCCCGCTCGTGCGGGAACCCGCGCTTGCGGAGCTTGGTGTAGATTCCCGCGCCCCGCTTGCCGAGGCCGGCCGTCGGCCCGCCGGTCTCCCGCGGCCCGTCGGATGCGCCCACCACCGGGGCGGAGTTGGCCAGGGCCTTGATCGCCGGGATGCCGAACTGGGCCATCAGCGGCGTCTGCACCGGGGGCTTCTGCAGCGGCTCCGGTGCCTCGGGCCGGTGGTATGGCGTGCCCGAGGACCGGTTGTGTACGCCGATCGCCTCCATGAGCGCGGCCCGCTGGTGGGTGTGCGGCGACAGATCCCGGCCGCCCGACTCGGCGACCCAGCTCCCGTCGCCGGCATGGCGGATGCGGGCGATCTCGTACCCGCCGCGGCGGTGCCGCACGATCGCGGACCCGTCCTCACCGCGCACGATCAGCACGTCATACGGGCTGGCTACCGGGTACTTGGGGAAGCGCTCCGCCATCTCGATCGCCGCCTGCTCGTTGGAGTGCTTGCTGCCGCCCGGAGCGGCCCAGGACTCCTTGAGCGCAGCCGTCTTGCCGAACCTTGCGGCAGTGCGCCGCAGCAGGGCCGCAACCTGGGCCCGGCGGGCCGGGCTCTTGACCCGGCCGATCGCCCGGCGGGCCTTGTCCCAGTGCACCGGGTCGGTGACCGGGAAGCCGTGCGGGGCACCGGGGCTCGGGGGCGAAATGGCCAGGCCGCGCTTGAACGCGGACTTGCGGCCAGTCGCGGTTTCGGCGTGCGGAACCGACGCCAGCTCGGTGGCCATCGTCAGGCCGGGCCCGGCCAGCTGCGGCTTCTTCGGCGCGAAAGGCGCGGGGGCGGGGCCGCGGCGCTGGCGCAGCTTGCGCCCGGCCAGCCGCCTGGCCTTCGCCGTGGACAGGTTGGCCCGGCTCCGCAGCGCGGCCTGGGTGACCCGGCCCGTGTTGGCCCGCGCCCGGACCTTCTCGGGTGAGTTAGGGTTCGATGGCCGCCGCATCGGGCCCTCGCTGGCGGTCTGGCGGCCGACGTTGCGGCTGGCGATGCCGCGGTGCATCGCGGCCATCTGGATGTGGTGGGCCTTGCGGGCCGAAGCACCTTTCTCCTGCCGGGCCGCGGCCATGTGCAGCCGGGCGGCAGCTAGGTGCTGGTAGTCGGACGCCTTCTTGCCACGCAGGCCCGCGGTCGCCTTGTCGGCGATCTGCCCGATGCTGCCCGGCTGGGTCCTCGCCCCGCGCACCGTCCGCGACACCAGGCGGCTGGTGTGGGTGCGGGTCCCCCGGCCAGGCCCGTGGTACACCCAGCCGTGCGTGTACCCCTTGGGGCCGATCAGCTCAACGGCCTCAACGGCGGGAGCACTCACCCGCTTGCCTCCCGGTCAGTGGTGACCGGCGATCAAAGCGGGGGTTGACACACCGTCTGGAACGTGATGGTAGCCGTCTTGTGGGCGGTGCGGGAGAGCCGGCCCGGAATCGAGGGGTAAAAGGTGCTGTACTTACAGGTGTGTCAGTACAGGACAGGGCCCGGCCGCGCCCCCAAGTTGCATCAGCCGGGCCCTGGTCTGCTAGCCGCGGCTACGGGATGGCGGCCCACATCTGGCCGGTGGCCACACCTAGGCTGTGGCGCACGCAGCGGGCGATGGTGATCGGGCCGGCCAGCGTGGCCGGGCCGGTCAGGCAGTCGTGGTGCTGGGCGTTGACCGCGGGCAGCACCGACAGCGCGTAGACGTAGGGCGGCGGGCCGGGCGGGAACAGGAACGGCACGCTGCGGGTGGTGATGAACGCCTGGTCAGCGCCACCGTCGCAGGGCCGCAGCACCATCCGGTTCAGCGCCCCTACCTGCATGCACATCCCGGTGTCCTGCCCGAACGGCGACCACTCCTCGAACCACACGCTGTCGCCGTGGAAGTGGAACTTGGTGTAGCCGTCGTAGGTGAAGGCCCCATCGTTACCGGGCGTGGGCACGACGTCGGCCAGGGTGGCGTTGAAGTCCTGGCTGCCGTCGTCGGCCCCGCTGTTGGGGCTGGCCACCAGGTTGAGGCCGGCGAGGGTCATCGCCGCGTCGTCGGTGGGGACGAAGTCGTGGGAGCTGAGCGCCGACTGGGCGAACACCGGCTCGTTGCAGGCCGGCGAGGTCAGGGTGCAGGCGAGCGTCGGGGCGTTCGGCATCGGCTTGGCGCTCGCCGCGGTGACGCCCCACAGCGGGAGCGCCAGGGCACAGATGAGCACGGCGAGCTTGATGATTCGGTGCATGGGGCTATCCCCTCCTGGTACGGATGGTGCAGCGGGGATGCCGGAACAGCATGGCAGACGTTATTCCGACGCGCGAGGGGGCCCCTCGGTTGACGCCGCCTCCTCGGCAAACTTGGCCGCCCTGGTGGCGGTCATCGCCGACCAGTCGGTGGTCAGGTTGGCCCACAGGCTGAACATCAAGGTCAGGTAGATCCCGACGTCCTCCCAGAAGCTGCGGTGGGCGAAGAACAGCCAGGTGGCGATGGGGAACCAGGCCAGCCAGAACAGCACCGCGATCAGGTGGATGCGGTACTGCAGCTCGGGATCGCGGGCCAGCCGCCGGCCGAGGCGGCCGGCCGCACCCGGTGCCGCGACCCGGCGCACCCAGATCCCTCGGGTGGCCGGCTGCACGGCCTGCAGCGAGGCGACCTGCCCCCGCAGCAGCTGGATCTCATCGACCAGCTCGTCGTAGCCCGGCTCAGTCACCGGGGGTCTCGGTGTAGTCCGACGGGATGTCGGGCAGCACGCCGGGCGGCAGCTCGTCCAGCCACGTGGCCAGCCGGTCGCGGGTGGCGCGGTTCTCCCCGGTGTCACCGACGCCGGGGTAGGGCCAGTCCAGCCCGGCCAGCAGCCCGCGGTAGATCGCCGTCACGTCGTCGTCGCTCACGCCGCCAGCCCCGCCATCGCCTGGGCCTGCTCCCGCATCGCCTGCTCGGGGGTGATGCCGCCCTTGGCCAGGAACTTCTCCCACGCACCCTGGTCTAGCACCTCGATCCGCCGCCCGGTGGTGCGGGCGATCAGCCTGGCGGGCTGGCTCTTGGGCCCGTTGTTGTCCCACAGCTCGGAGCTGTCGAACAGCCCGTGCAGCGCCGCCTGGTAGTAGGCCTGGGTGACCAGCTGGTGCTTCTTGGCGATCACCTCGGGCGGAATCTCGAAGCCGGTCTCCTTGGACCGTGCCCTGGACCGGGCGTACACGCCGTGCTCGCCTTCCATGTCCACCGTGACGTACTTGGCGTGGACGCCGTACCCGGCCTGGCGGGCCGAGGCGACCTTGGCCTCCAGCTTGGAATACTCGCTGTTGCCCAGGCCGTCGAGCACGAAGCTGGAGTGGTGGTTCTGCACCGCCTCGGTGGCCTGCTTGAGCACCGCCGAGGACTCCTCGTGGGTGTACGGTGCGGCCCGCACATCGCCCGCCGCCTTCATCTGCTGGTACTCGGGGAGCTGGTACTTGATGTCGTCGGCCCCGAGCTTGACCGCGCCGGGCGGCGTCTTGTCCCGCATGACCGAGGTCTTGCCGGACGCCGGGCCACCGCCGAGGAAGACGGCCTGCGGGTGCGCCTCGGGCGGCCCCAGCCCGGCCAGCAGCCCGCCGATGATCTTCTGGTGCAGCGCCGCGCGGCCGGGCGTCCAGTCGCCGCGGGCGTCGGTGTACTTGCCCAGCGTGTCGTGCGCGGCCGGCGCGGACGGCGGGCGGGCGGCGAACTCGCCGGGGGCCCGCTTGGGCAGGCCCTCACGCTGGCCGAACGCATCGGCGTGGCCGAGCAGCTCGCTCATCGGGATGTTCACCCGGTACACGGCCATCCGCGGGTTGAGGCCCGCCCGGCCGCCCTCGTCGCCGGCCACCACCCGCGCCGCCCAGTTGTGGTGGCCGTCGAGGATGCGGCTGTCCGAGCTGACGATGATCGGCTTGGTGTCGGCTATCTCGCCGGACTTGATCTTGTCGGCCAGCTCGCGGATCTTGCCGGTGTCCCCGGTGGTCTGGGTCGGCAGCAGCGACCGCGGGCCCACCCGCTGCGGGGTGACGCTGATCCCGCGGTCCTCCAGGTAGCGGATGAACTTGGGTGTCATCTCGCCGCTCGGCCGGTACTTGCCGGTGGCGTCGTTGCCTGACAGCTGCGGCATCTGGGCCCGGTTGATGCCCATCGAGCCGTGGTAGCGGGCGGTCGTGCCCTCGGCGTCCCACGGCACGCCGCCGCCTGCGACCGGCACCCAGCCGTGCCGGTAGGTGTACGGCGTACCGGGCACGTGGTGCCCGTTGATGGAGGCCAGCTCGGCGGCCAGCCCCGCGGTGACCGGGGCGGAGGGAATGAGCTTGACCGCCATCCGCTGGGCGTCGGCGATCTCCTGCTCCTCGGCCGGGTCGTTGCCGTCGAGGCCGCCGATCGCCACGGCAATGTCCTCCGCCTGGGCGGGGTTGGCGAAGGCCTGCTCCAGCAGCGCGTACGCGCGCTGACCGCCTGGCGTCCTGCCTCTCATGCCGCCTGCCTGAACCAGTAAGGGAACTCGTCGCGGAGCTGGCGCAGCTTGCGGGCGATCACGGCGTAGCCGCTGCCTTCCTTGACCTGCTCGTCCCAGATGCCCTCGATCATCGCCTCCAGCTGGGCCATGATCGCATCGTCGTGGACCGGCAGCGGGCTGATGCCCTCGGCTCGCAGCACCTGGCGGGCCATCGCGGCGGGCTTGTCCCGCGTGCCCATCCGGTTCACCTCGTCGGTCAGGTCCATCATCCGCTGGTAGCCGGGCGTGCCCTTGCGCCGGTCGCCGTACCCCTCGGCGTTGACCACGCCCTGCACCCAGTCCTGCGCAGCGGCGGTCTGCTCGGTGTAGGTGTTCATCGCCTCGTGGTTGGCGATCAGCGTGGGGTCGTTGTTGCCGTCGGCCAGCTCGTGCATCGTCCAGTGCTCGGCCACGCCCTCGGCCATCATCTGGTACCGGCGCTGGTACAGCTCCTTCGCCTGGGCAGCCAGGCCGGGATCGCCGTGCGGCAGGCCCTCGGTGCCCTTCTGCTTGCCCAGCTCCTCGGCCAGCTGCAGGCCGTCGTCCCTCTTGAGCCGCGTGTTGTGCCACCGGATCGCGTTCGGGTCGGCCTTGGCCTGCTCGACCTGCTCGCCGAGGATGCGGGCCACA